CATAAAAAATTACTTAAAACAATAAAATTTTAATTATAATGAATATTAAATACGATGAATTATTAGCTAAGAATTATAATTCATATCATGTACAACAAGATAATTTATTTAAACTACAATTATCTAAAATAATTTATTACTTAAACTTAGACACAACGAAATCAGTACTTGATGTTGGTTCCGGAGCTGGTAGACTTATGGTACCATTGACGGGATATGTTAGACATGTACATGGTGTAGAATATTCAGAAAACATGTATAATGAAACTTTAAATAATTTAATCCAGTTTAATATTCAAAACTATATATTACAAAATATGGATTATAATGTGTGGTTAGATACAGTAGAAACGGATAAATTATTTTCTTTAAATGCTGCTTATTTTTCTTACACGTTACATCAGATTCAACCTGATCCAGATAAACAAATAGAAGTTCTTAATAAAACATTTGCATTATCTGACATAGATACAATTTTATTAATTACTCTAAGTCATAAACAAATTGAAGAATCTCTGTTAACTAAATATAATGATAAAATATTGAAGTTTGATTATGATAGATATATGACAATTGATAAAATAAAAGAACATTTTACAGTAGTTTCATATGAAGAAGGTACAAACTATTATAAAATGAAAAAATCTGATTTATTAAATAATATTAATAATAGATATATTAGTTTTTTACAAATATTAAATGATGATGAATTAAAAGACTATGCAACGTTAATTGATAATACATTCGATGACATTATAAATTACCCTGATTTTTACACTTACATTGTGCTTAAAAAATAAATGAATGATTATAAATAAAGAAAAGAAACATTTTGTATATTATCCATCACTTACAGCTGGAAATTCTAAATCTTGGTTGTTAAAAGATACAAAATTTGAAGGTGATAGAACATGTAGATTTTATGCAAAAGATCATGATTCATTGTATAGACATCCATATTTGTTGGTTACTGCAGGTGGTAGTAATTTAAGCAAAATGGACTTTAGGACTGAACTCGGTGCCAATTCCGGTCAGATAATTGGTGACTCAGGTGGGTATCAATTAGCAACTGGAGCATGGAATTGGAAACCAGAATTATTGGAAAAAGTATTCCTTTGGTTAGAAGCAAATTCTGATCTTGCAATGAACTTAGATTTACCACCAAGACTAAAATTTGAAGGAAAGTTTAATTGGTGTCTAGAACAAAGCATAGAAAATTTTAAATATTTTCATGAACACCAAACAGGTAAAACACAATTCTTAAATGTATTACAAGGTGGAAATGAACATGAATATGAAATGTGGTATAAAGCTGTTAGTGGAATGCAATTTAATGGTTGGTCAGTTGGTGGTACATTAGGTAATATACAATTGATAATTTATATATTTGCATTGATGTTAAAAAATAAAGAATTTGAAAAAACATATAATGATTATGTACATTTATTGGGGGTAGCAGCACCAAAACATTTTTTGTTGTTAGCTATGTTACAAAAATTAATGAATAGAAAATTTGATAGATATATTCAATTATCAACTGATAGTTCTTCACCAAACAGAGTAACTATATTTGGAACATATTATTTAGATTTTAATTGGAAAAGTTTGGCATATGTAAAATTGGACTTTGCAAAATCCGGTGGAATTGAATATGTAAAGGATGCAAAACTTCCATGTATTATAGATTGTCCAGCATGTAGAAATACTAAATTTGAACAATTAATGGAATTTGGAGATTATACATCAATGATAATGACTATGCATAATGTTTATTTGTATAATCATATAATTGATAAGATAAATAAGATTGTAGATATTCATGATGAAGCAATAAGGGATGCTATCACAAATGATTATTATAAATTATATAAATCATTGGAAGAAATGTTTGATAGTGCTAACCCAATGCAGGTATATGAAAAATACAGAAAATTTTATAGTACTTTTGGAGCATTAGATGATGCAACAATATCCGATCATAAGATAGAGGAATTTTTTAAATTTTAAAAAAAATAAAAACTTTTTTCATTTTTTGTAAAAAAGTTACATATATATAAACAAATAGTTAACATTTAAATATAAAAAAGTTATATGGAGAAAAAAAGATTGCTCAAATTTATTGAAAAATATTATTTGGGTGGGTTATGTGATCACGTCGTATGGACATCAACAGGTACAAATTTAAAAACCAAATGTATTACAGAAGATAAAACTCTTTCAGGAGTTGTGGAATTGTCAAATATACAGTTCCCTGAATCATCACTTGGAATTTATAGTACAGACCAAGTTATGAGATTTATTAATGCATTAGATGAAACCATTGAGTTGGATTTATTAAAACGTAATGATGAATATTTCACTGATTTAATTTTAAAAGATGCAAAGTTAAAAACTGTTTTTGCATTGAGTGATTTAGCTGTAATACCAAAAACACCAGTACTACAAAATATACCTGCATTTGATCTAGAAATTAAAGTTAATCCAGAATTTATTAATAATTTTATTAAATCTAAAAATGCTTTGGATGCATCTAACTTTGCAATATATACAGAAGAAGATAAAATTAAATTTGTAATAGGTTATTCAACTTTACATTCAGATGAAATTAGTTTTTATGTAGATGGTAAAATTAATAAATCAATTAAACCTGTTAATTTTTCTGCCAATTATTTTAAATCAATATTGACGGCAAACAAAGATTGTACTGATGGTATTTTAAAAATTAGTGAAAAAGGTATTATGCAATGTAATTTTATTGATGATAAATATAAATCAGGATACTTTTTGTTAATGTTAACCTTATCGTAATTATGTTAGAATTTAGAGAACATTATATTTGGGTCGAAAAATACCGACCGACAAACTTTGATAATTATATTGGCAATGAACACATGGTTACAAAAGTAAAAGGATATATCAATAGTGGAGAAATACCAATGCTTTTACTGAATGGATCACCAGGTGTTGGTAAAACAACAATTTCTAAAATTATCGTTAATTCAATTGAATGTGACTATTTATATATAAATGCATCAGATGAAAATAACGTTGAAACTGTAAGGACTAAAATAAAGTCTTTTGCCAGTACTATTGGATTTAAACCATTGAAAATAATTATCCTTGATGAGTGTGATATGATAACCTTTTCCGGACAAACAGCACTTAGATCGATTATGGAAACATTTAGTTTAAATTGTAGATTTATATTAACATGTAATTATGTCGAAAAAATACTACCTGCTTTGGTGAGTAGATGCCAAACATTTACAGCAGTAGCGCCCACAAAACCAGAAGTGGCAAAACATTGTGTTAAAATATTAGATTTAGAAAAAGTTACATATCAAAAAGAAGATTTGGCATTAATAATTAATTCATGTTATCCAGATATTAGAAAAGTTATAAACACATTACAATCTTATGTTGTTGATGGGAAATTAACTCCGGATAAACAAACAATTGTTGAGAATAATTATTTGCTTAAATTATTTGAAATATTAAAAACAACAGATAAAAATGAATCAAAATTTAGATTAATTAGACAGTTGATTGCTGATAGCCATGTTAAACAATTTGAAGACTTGTATAAATATTTTTATGATAATGTAGATGAATTAACTAAGAATCACAGTATTCAATCATCTATTATATTAATTTTGGCAGAAGCACAATATTATGATTCATTAGTTGTAGATAAAGAAATAAATGTTATGTCAGCACTAATTAAAATTTTAAACGAACTATAATATGAAAAATAATAAAACTAGATTTTATAAAGAAAATTCATATGAACCAAAAAAAGAACACAGATTTTTTGTAGAATTCCCTTCAGATTGGGATATACCAAAATGGGCCACACATTATGTTAGTCCAATAAGTAGATATCAAGTTGATAAAAATGATTATACATGGGAAAATATTATATTTAAATTGCATGATCCTGTTTGCCCATCTATACCACAAAGATTAATGAAAAAACAAACTAAATTTCCTAATGTTCTTATTCATATAAATAAACTTGGACCAGTAAATGATGTTGTAGAAAGATGGGAATTAGTAGGTGACATCGTACGATGTGATTTTGGGAATTTGGATTACGATTCTGATCAACTTAATTACATCACTATAGAATATAAACCAAGAGCTATATTTTTAGAATATTAATATGGAAGAAAAGAAAATTACTATATTTGATTTTATGGCTAACTTAACTGATAAAAAGGTTAAATGGGATACATATACAGAGTCTGATATTAAACAGTTTTCACCTTACATGATAAATAGATGGTTTAGTCAACATTACAACCTAACAGAATTAGTTAATGAATTTCAACGTTATACAATTGGTTTATTAGAAAAAAGAGAAGTGTATAAATTATATTTTGGTATATTACCAAAAAGTAAATTCTTTTCTAAATATATTAAATCATCAGCTGAAAACAAATATAATGAGAAATTAATCCAAATATTTAAAACTTATTTTGAATTAGGAACAGATGATGTTTTTGACTATCTAGAAATTATGGCTAGAGATGAAAATGGAATAGAACAAATAATACTTATATTAAAAAAATATGGTATTGATGATAAAGAAATAAAGAAACTTTTAAAAAAATAATTATGAGAGAATTACAAAGAGATGTATCTTACATTGTAAGTACAATTAGATTACTAAAAGATGTTATATCTGATTTATTAGATAGTGATGAATTTGATAGATTACAAGATTATGTAGATACTGAAGATGAACCATCAACTGATCCGTTATATAATGAATTAAAAAATACAATGTTGTTGAAACTTGGAAACAATGAACCAACAGAAAGAGATTATTGGATTTTAGCCAAATCTTATTACTTAAAAAAATTGGTATCTGAACGAGATATACAAAAAGGAAAAGATTTATCAGTTTCTTACCCCGCTTATAAAATTGAAGATCCAAAAACTTTTAATACAACAGAACTATTAGAAATAGAAGCTAGAGAATCAATAAAAGAATGCTGCGATTGTAACATAACAGATGAATTAAGAGGTAACACACAATCTTGTTATGGTTTTGTTGATTCACTTGGAGAAGAATATTGGGAATCATTAATAAATACATTTGATGAAGATAGAATTGATCCAAACAAAAAACCATTTTAAATAAAGAATATGAAGAAACAATTAATTCCAGTTGAGGATAAGGTAATAATTAAACCTTTCTCAAAAGAAGAACAAACTACTGGTGGTTTATTTCTACCGGAGATTTCACAAGAGGCAGTTGATATGGGTACTGTTGTATCTATTGGTCCAGGACAAAAGAATTTAAACACTGGTGTAAGAATGGAAATGAAAGCCAATATTGGTGATGTAGTATTATATCCAAAATATGGAGGAAATAAATTTGATTATGAAGAAGAAGAATTTGTTGTTTTTAGAGAAGTTGATTTAATTGCATTTATAAAATAAAAAAAAATATGGCAAATAAAGAAAATTTTACAGATAACCAAAGCTTAATTATCAATTATGAATCTCGGTTAAGATTGTTAACTGAGTTTATTGTATTAAAAACTGAGTTATCAATGGATAAAGAAAAAGAATTACGTATG